AAGAAATTCGGGAGGGATGGGAAGGCCAGCCTAGGCGCGATCTTCAAGAGCTCCATCGCCAAGGGCCTCCGTGGTCGCGGCGTCATCTGCGCCATTCTCGACGAGATCGCGTTCTTCGTCGACAACGGGAAGTCCTCTGCCGAGCGCGTCTACCGCGCTATATATCCGTCTCTCGCCCAGTTCTCTCCGAAGGACCCCAAGAACCGGCACATCCCCCTCGGACCTTCCGAGGGCCGGATGATCCTCATCTCATCGCCCGACGCCAAGGACGGGTTCTTCTTCCGCCAGTACCAGAAGGCGATGGCGAAGGACAAGGGTTCCGAGAACATGCTCGTTGTCCAGGCTCCGACCTGGGAGGTGAATCCGACCCTTTCGAAGGAGTACTACGACGTCGAGTACCACAAGGACCCGACTACCTTCATGACGGAGCACGGGGCGGAGTTCTCCGACCGCGTTCGTGGCTGGATTCAGGACGCCCGCGACTTGCTTGACTGCGTTGACGAGGACCTTCGGCCTACCGCGAGGGGCATACCCCGCGAGATCCACTTCGGAGGTGTCGACTTCGGAATCGTGAAGGACGGGACGGCCATCAATCTGACCCGTATTCGGGAAGGGAAGATAGAGCTAGCCTACCATGAGGTCTGGTATCCGAAGAAGCGATGGAAGGAGTCGAACCCTCACCTTGAGTCCCCTCTCGTCGACTACGCCCTTACCCTCCAGGACAGGAACCGTCTCGACATTGACGAGATAGCGAACTGGTTTTCGGCCCTGTCCAAGCGCTTCTTCATCCACAGAGGTGTGTTCGATCAATGGGCCGGCCCGGTGTTCGAACAGATTCTCCACAAGAAGGGCCTACATCAGTTTGAGATGCGGAACTTCTTCAACTCCGACTCCTCCAACATGTACCAGATCCTCCATCTGTACATGCTTAATCGACAGCTCCGCATCTACGATTGGCCTGTCTCCGGCCTCGATGCAAACGGTAAGCCGGCCATGCACTCCCCGCTGGTTAGGGAGCTTCTTGAGCTCCAGGCAGCGTCCGCCGGAAAGAACATCATCGTCGTGGAGGCTCCGAAGATCGCCGGGAAGCACGACGACTCGTCCGACGCCTTCGCCCGGTCCGTCCTCCTGGCCTCTGAGTACCTAAAGGACAACCCGTCGGCCCTCCGCGGCGGCAGCGTTTATGAGTCCATGGCCCACACTCGTCCGGCCGTCTACAATCAGCGCCAGTTCCAGCGCATGCGAGCCCGTATGGGACATGCTCCTCCTCGGGAGAGGACCGTTCCGGCCTCCCTGCGCCGTCGCTGAGCCTGTTATCGGTCCTCTGACGCGTGGACGACGAATCCGCCGTAAAGAAAACTGTCGCCTACAAGATCGTCCGCCAGATCGTCGACCATGTCTACGGTTCGGACGAGAAGGTGACCCCTGAAGAATTCCTGCACGTCTACCGTATATTCAACGGGGCGGGTGGCAGCTGGGAGGGCCTCATCGGAGGCGACATGAAGTCCGTGGCCATCCTCGAGGGCGCCGTCGACCGCTTCATCAAATGGCGGAACACCTTCCGAATAGCCTGCCGTGTGACCCGGACCTTCGGCGGTCAGTACCGTTCATCGTGACCGAGCCCGACACAGTCCCCTCCGGGGAACCCCCGAAGCAGGTCCCGACCTCAGCCCAGAAGAGGGCGGAGCGCGCTGCCGCCGACGCTCGGGATAGAGTCGTCCGCGAGGCTCAAGACGAGGTCACGGTCGCGTTCGACTCGCACGCAGAGCTTCGCCAATCCATTCAGTCGGCCGTTCAGTCCGTCGAGAAAGCCCTACAACAATGTCTGCTTCTGGATAGAAGGTGCTCTAGCCGTCTTGGGCGCCGGCTTTTCCTTGGGCGCCGGCTTTTCCTGAAGCCCACTCTCGGAGTTCTCGGCACCGCCTTGCACCATCTCAAGAAGGCCGGTTCGCAGATGGACGCGGCGTCCAGACTCAAGGATGGCGTCCTCGAAGAGGCGTCCGATCCTGAGCTGGACCATTGATGGGAAACGGCTTGAAAGATGCCCAAGAAGAAGGTAGGAGTCCAACCTAAGGCCAGCGGCAGTCTTCCCATAAAGCGGGTTGACGAGCAGGCTGTCCAAAAGAAGGGCCTGACCAAGCTCGAGAAAATGGCTCGTCGGGAGGCATCTCAGTCCATCCGCATAGCGGCCTTCTCATCGGATTTCGGCAACATGGGCGGCGGCTCCATCCGGAACGCTGACTCTTCGTTCTACAGCCCCCAGCTGTCGACGGACTTTCTTGAGCTCCCCCAGTCGGAGCGCGAGAAACGGGAGCTTTACCGCTTCTGGTATAACACGCACCCCATCGTCGGCGCGGCCATCGACTTCCACACCGACGTCCCCATGTCGAAGATCCGCCTATCCCTCCCGAAGGGATCGGACGTAAAGCGGAACAAGCAGATTCTCCACTTTTATACGAGGATGTGCGACCGGCTTCGGCTCTTCCAGACCCTCTATGATGGGACCCACGACTACTGGCTCCACGGCAACGTCTTCATCTTCGCCGAGGATCACGACCTGTCGGAGGACGTTCCGGAAGAGCTCATCGCCACGGAGGTCGAGGAGGAGATAGGGGAGGTCGACTACGCCGGCCGGGCCAAGAAGCGCACGGAAAAGCGCAAGGAGCTCAAGCCGGAGAGCGAGCGCGAGCAGAACATCCGCAAGTTCGTCCAGGAGAACTACCTTGGATGGGAGCGCCTTCAGATCCTCCCTCCTGAGCAGGTGAAGCTCGAGACGTTCCAGTACACGAACAAGACGCGCATGGAGCTGATTCCCTCTGAGAAGGATCGGCTCGTCGTCATGAAGGCTCAAGAAAACCAGGACCAAGAGGCGGTGAAGATCGCCGAGGACATCCCGGCCGAGATCCGTGACAACCTCCTGAACGGGCAGCCTATCCCGCTCAACACGAGCCCGTACGACGACTTCATGTGCTCGTCGTTCTGTTACCACCTCTCGCACAAGAAGAGCGCGTACGACGACCGGGGTATCTCCCTCCTTGAGCGATGTCTCCGGACCCTCCTCTATCAGGACAAGCTCCGACAGGCCCAGACCTCCATCGCCTCCCGCGCGATGACGCCGAAGCGCGTCGTATGGGGCGACAAGATGTCGGAGATCGACGTGGAAGCCCTTCGGGACCAGGTCGACCAGGCCCTCGTCGATCCTGACTTCACCGTCGTCACGAACTTCGAGGTCCACTGGGATGAGATCGGGTCCCGTGACCGCCTCCTCGACCTGTCGACCGAGTATGACATCACCAACAAGCTCCTTTTCATCGGCCTCCGTATTACCGAGTCGATGCTGACTGGCGAATCGACATACGCGGGTGAACGCATTCACCTCGACGTTATGAACACGATGTACCTGCTCTACCGCGAGACGATAGCGGAGTACGTCGAGAAGAGCCTCTTCGCGCCGGTGGCGGAAAAGAAGGGGTTCTGGGAGGAGGACGAGTTCGGCAACAAGGTCCTCCTCTACCCCAAGCTCCAGTTCACGCGCCTGGCCCTCCGCGACAATACGGAGCTCCAGGACTTTATGTTCAACCTCTACAGTAAGGGGTCTCTGCCGATCTCCTTCATCCTCGAGCTCTTGAACATCGACTCGGACGAGACGCTCGACCAGCTCAAGCGCGACATGTGGACGCCGAACGACGCGAACTTCAACGAGTTCCTCCGGGCCACCCTCACGAAGCTCGGTGACACGGCTGTGGAGGAGACAAACGTCATGGAGGTCGTGGCGAAGAACGCCGGCCTTGAGACGAAGAAGGACAAGGACAGCAGGTTCGGCGGCAAGGAAGAATGACCGTTCGCCCCTTGATGTCTTAGGTGCTTAGAATGTCCACGGACCTGTCCCCTGCCGAAAAGGATGATCGGGAAACCACCCGCCTTATCAACAAGAGGCCGGCCCCGAGCCGAAAGAACTGTTCCAAGCGCGGTCCGAAGCACGACAACCGCAGGCGGCGGATGAAGGACGGCCTGGATCCGGACTTGAAGGCCGCCGAGAAGGACCGGAAGGCCTCCTTGGAGGACATCGCCCTGAAGGTTGCGTTCGCGCCAAGGGGCGTACCGGACGATGAGCCGGACGACGACGTGAAGGCTGGCCCCGGGCGTCTTCTCACCCGCGCGGACTTGGGTCTTCCTCCCCGCGAGGTTGGAGCAGCTTCTTATGGAGCGTCCCGGACTGAGGACATGAGTTCCAAGACCGCCGCATATCACGGAGTTGTCCAGCAGGGCCACCCGTCCGGCCCCACGAACAGTGGGCACTCGCCGGACAAGCGGTACTTCGACAAGTCCTCGTACGACTCTATCATCGCTCACGCGAAGGAGTTGCTGAAGACAGACTGGCTCCAGTACGGCTGGGAGGGCGGGGCTGAGGACGCTCCCGTCCGTGCCGCCCTCGACCTGTCCATCCAGCTCGCCAATGACCACGCCTACCAGTCGAAGGTCGACGTGGAGACGTACAACATGCTTTTGGCCCGACTCTCGAAGTCGGACGTTGACCTGTTCTCGGACACCCTCGTCCCTGAGGGCGGAAAAGGAAAGAGGAGTGCTGCCGCCATGGACAAGAATCTTCAGAGCATGATCAGGGTCGCCAACGATCTTCGGCACTCAAACCCTCGTGCGGCCTTCGACATTCTGAAGAACGTCCAGGCAATCCGGGTGGCCCAGGTCCCCGTCGAGAGCCAGATCCAGCATCAGTCGCAGCAGGAGCAGGAGGCAGCCAAGTTCACATCTCCTCCCTCCACCACTCCTGGGAAGGGTTTCACCTTCGACGAGGACGACCAGACCGACGATTACGTCCGTCAGGATGGGAAGACGAACGCCGAGCACAAGGCTGAGAAGGCCAAGGGCGGCGGGGGCGGCGGCCAGACTTCCCAGCAGCAGCAGGGTCAGCAGGAGCAGCAGGGCGGACTGTCCAAGGGGCCGAACGTCAAGGACGTCAAGCACCAGCTCGACCTGTTCTCCAAGGCCCGCTCCGGCGAGGAGCTCATGGAGGTCCTCACCAAGCTCGCCGAGTCGGTGAAGACGGCCGGCTCTCGCGTCGCTACCTCCGCGATGGAGGAGCTCGCCCCGATCGCCGACATGTCGGACGACCAGATCAAGAAGCTCATCCAGATGGGCAAGCGCGACGTCACGAAGCTCGAAGACGTGATGAAGGGCTACGATGAGGCGAAGGCCCTCTCCCCCGAAGAGATCGAGGCCTTCGTCAAGGGGATGGACGACTTCATCAACGGAGTCGTCGCTGAGAGCGAGAAGGTCAAGACGGCCTCCGTCTCTGTCCCCATCTCCACGCTGCTCCGCGTCGCTTCCATATCTCCCGAGGCGAGG